GGTTACCGGGTCCATTCTCTATCGTGGAATCGCTTCAGGCGATTACCACGACGTTCCGCATGCCCCACCGGGGTTTCCTTACTTTGTCAATAAGGAGGGCGGAATGCCTTCTTCTTCATCTTCTCGAGTTAGAGGTGCCAGTGCGACGTTTACACTTGAGGAGTCCTCTACCGAGGGCCTCTCTACGGTGCAGACGACGAACTTTAATGGCACTTATCCCGAGGAAGCGGTCTCTAGATCCTGGAATAACACCCCAGGCTACAGGGACCTTGTGAAGGAGAGGAGGCCGATACCACCGCAAGCATTCTACTTCGACAAGAAGACGAATGTGTCGAGTTCCTTCATGTTAACTAGCAAAACTCCCAAGATTCGCGAGAACGCTTGGGAGGGGCTGGTTCACACAACGGAAACCTACCGCGGTGACATAGCTGCTTTCGGGCAGCTATCGGCAGCGTCCATTGACCAGAGCAACTACAAGCACCATGTCACCATCAGTGATGATGAGGTGTTCATCAAGTTGCGTGATGGACTTAACGGAGGCGAATCGTGGAACAGTCTCGTTTTCGGTGCTGAAGGCGCGTCATCCGCAAGGATGATATCGTCGAACGCCGTGAAACTGCTAGATGCGGTTCGCTTCGCCAAGAGGGGAAACATCAAAGGCCTTCGCGGGATCTTTGGTGTTGCGCCACCGGGCTATAGGAAACCTAAACCCGTCGGGCGCACGATGGACAGTGCGTCCTCCCTCTGGTTGGAGTACACATACGGTTGGAAACCCCTTGTTTCAGACATAGGGACCGCCGTGGTTGCTCTTGACGGTTTAATCTCCCGGAGATCTAATCCCCAGGGGAACCGCCGTTTGAGATCAACGATTCGTCGCGAAAGCAACGTGTCGGAGCAAGTGTACTTCAGTGGTAGTCCCCATACGATCATCGCTGATCGCCACCAACAGAAGCAAGAATGGAGACGCGGTACCCTTAACTGGCGTATCTCATCTCATGAGCTCTACAACGCGAAATCCTTTGGGTTTACAAACCCACTGGAGGTTGCCTACGAGCTTATGTTCCTGTCGTTTGTAGTGGATTGGGTCGTTCCCATCGGTGACTACCTTTCTTCCCTCGACAACCACCTTGGTGTCGAGATCGTTGGTGACTGGTCAGTCTCAACGAAAATCGTGAATTGCTGGAAGTATAGCAATTTGCGTGACCCCGCAGGCCTCCTTAGCGGGGGGTTTGATGGTGTCGGTCCGAGGAGCACGACGACGTTTGTCTGCCGTGAGATTCACTCTGGGAGTGTCCCACTTCCTTCCTTAGACTTTCTCAAGGTACGCCCACAGCTCGGGGCGTCGCGTCTGACAAGCGCGATCGCTTTGACAAAGCAACTGCTTTTCAAAACGAAGTAGCTAGCTGGGGCATCGGTTATGCTGATGCCCTCCACCTGGAGAAATCCAACTAACTGCTTATCGTGCCTTTAGCAAGCACTGAAAGAACGAGCAAATGCCCGCTCAACCTTCCTTTTCCGTTAATGACGGTGAGACCGTACCTGTCAGCCACGCCTTCACACCGCAAGGTGTGTCGAACGTGGCTGGTGAGGCGTTGGCCAGGTGGAAAAACCTGGGCCAAGCGCGTCCTCTAGGTATGGAAGAAACGATGGTCGCCTCGCGGCGTTCAAAGGCCGATGGCAGCGTCGTCCAGAAGTTCAGTACCAAGATTCCGGTAACGGGTCTTGATGTGAACGGAAAGACGGTTGTCCTCCGGACCATTGACGCCTACACCGTGGTGAACTCCCCCGTCGGTTCAACCGAACAGGAGCGTAAGAATGCCCGCTGGATGCACTCTGTGTTCCAGACGCTCAGCACTCTGACTCCTGCGATTGACCGTGCAGAAGGGTTCTGGTGAACCTGGGTCCTCACGGACTTTCAGACACTGGATTAGGGTAGCTGTGATAGCCGCCCTTACCATCTTCTTCATTCTCTCATCGGTGTTCAAATGGCAACCAAACGAACTCACCGTCATGCTCATAGCAGCGCTGGTAAAGCTAGCACTGTGAACACGCT